GCGCATATTCGAAAACCTTGTTGGAATGAGCTTCCTCTATCCAACGAAGCTTCCTGGTGCTGTGTTTAATGCATTCAACACCGGAGAAAGGACTTTCCACATGATCAACGGGTCACGTGTGATGTCGGGAGATGTGGCACTCTTAGCGAAAAGGGCTAACATCTATCTGTCTGGTAAGCAAATGCCCTCAGCATTGCTTATGAAGACTGTCGGGAGCTTACAAACAAAGCGTAATGCCGACGAACTGCTTGCTTCGGGGTTTCCCCTGGAGATGCAGCTGGACGGGGGGGAGTGGGAAACTATAACCCCTATGAAACAGTACGCATCCGCAGTGAAGTCTGCAGATGGCGTGTCGAGCGTACGAGATGTGTTATCTAGTCTCGTCGAACGTTCGGAGCAGCGGTACTTTGACAGTGCCGAGCAATCAGATAAGTCATCGGAGGCGGAGGAAACAATGTCTCACGGTGATTCTTCGTCAGAGGACGAAGGGGACGAGACGCGGGGCCGGGTGTTCCACGTTCGAGTCAGCTACACGGACCCATTTGGGGCCATAGCAGCGTTGGAGTCGTGTGCCCGGGCAGGGAAGACGCCTCCGAACATCCTGGTCTGGGAGGGAGATATCCACAGATTACAGGACCCTATACCCTGGCGGATTTTGCACCGCTTCGGGTATGATTCCAAGTCGAGGCGAGCAATTCGCTTTACGGAGATTGGAGATATGCATGTGAAATTGAGGGTTCTCCTCGAGCACACGCATTGGGGCTTCTTGATAAGCAAAAACTTACAAAAGGCCCAGAACGGGGACAAGTCGCATGATGTGGCTTGGTTCGTTAAGCTCTGGGGGATGATAAAGCATTTCCTCAGAGGTGACGCAAACCCGCTATGGAAGAGATCCATGCGGGATGCATGCCCAAAGGCTAACCCAAGGGCAAGGTCGTCAAGGTTGATACAGACACTTTTGACGATTGACGGGATATTCCTCCAAAAATGGTTGGCATATCCGGACCACAGGTGGACCTGGGACAGGTTTGATCACTTTGTGGTGGGGGCTCTCTGGGTTTTCTTACCAGATGAGTTCACGAGCGGTGAGATAGACGGGGTCTTTCTCGACGTGAGGACTGCCTACGAAGACCTGCAAAAGTCGCGTAAGGAGTTCAAGCATGCCTTTAACCTGGGTAGGTTGGAGCAACTTTTGGCGGTGACAAAGAGGGGTCCCCTCTCGTCACGCTTTTTCGAGGATGAATGGAGACGCATCCTCGAAGAGACCGACCCGTACTACCTTTTTGTGGCAACGGGAGTCTTAGGGCAGAAGAGGGGTTGCGGGACTCCCCCTTCTCTCGAGGCGCTTAAGAGTAAGATGAAGTTCTTACGCATTATCGCAAGCGACCCACCCCCTCTAGATGAGGAGACGAAGTCAGAAATAATCCGGTCAGTAGAGGAGTTTCTTTCTACTGTGCCGGACGACGCCCTCACTGGCCTTACGACAAAGGCCGGTATACGGGTGAGCACCAACGCGTGTGCAGAGCACACGCGTGAGGAAGGCGGTACCGCGCAGGCAGTCAACATGATTGTCTACGAAGGTAAGTTGGGGAGGCCGAGTTACGTACTCGACCTTAACAACGGTGAGGTCCTTGAGGAGAAATTCCTCAAAGATTCAACACCGGGCGAGTACATCTTCTGGAGATGTCTGGAGGAAGTACTTGCTATGGACCCCGAGGAACTAGCGGTTGCAGTTGCAGTTGGGGTGCAGGAGCCTGGTAAAACAAGAGTTATTACCAAGGGCCTGGCGTGCCTTAAGGTGGTCTTAGACCTCGTTAATGGCATATGTTCCTGGCCGCTGGGGAAGATACCCTCCAGCGAATCAGGGATGACGAGAGACAACCACGGTTGGAACTTCTTTAGAGAGTTCTTTCGTCATGACGAGCTTGTCTTCGCTAGGAAAGCGATGACAAAGTCGGAGGATCCGGAAGGGGGTGGTTTCACCCTAGTCACGGAGTACGCCGATGTGTATGTATCAAGTACAGACTATTCGACGGCTACGGACTTTTTGCACCATGACGTGGCAAAGATCCTAGCGAGCAGGTGGCTTCGCAAGTGCGGAGTCCCACCGATCCTACGGGGGATAGTGATGAGAGTCTGCTATCAACCAAGGAAAGTCTTCTTTATGGGCAAAGGTGCCCTAAAAGGGATTGGTGTACCGGAAGGTGAGGGCGACCTCAGATCCGTGACACTGCGTCGGGGGGTTCTTATGGGAGACCCTTTGACGAAGGTTGTGCTGCATATGGTAAACATCTGCGTGCGCAACTCGGGTAGGTACATGGCTCAGGAAGCCAGGTTCTTGCCTTTGTTCGAGAGGACGTGAGCATTCGCATCCTCAAGGACTAACACATATCGCAATGAATAATCATTG